TCAGGGTTAAATTGTAACCAATGAGCCGTACCCCCAGAGGGGTCTGCCTTGCCATATCGATTCTTTACGGACGCGATGGCTATATATCCTGGCGCATCGGAACCTACCGTGCAAATCAGAGCGGGTAACTGTGCAACCATGCCCTGCAAAGCAGAACGTGGCTGACATGGATTACCCATGTACGACTCTTTGGTGTGGTGCAGTACGAGAACAGCAGAGTTAGTATCTCTTGCGAGATATTTTAGCTCTTTTATTGTGGAACGCATGCCAGCAAACTCTTCTCCCCCGTCATTAGAGATATCCATAAGGTTATCTATAATGATTAGAGTAGGAGCACAGCCCCACAATTCTTCAAAAGCAAGCACTTCTTGATCTACATCAGCCAGCGTTGGTGCTGACTCAAAAGACCAGAAGAGATGCCCTGAAGAATCATTGATTATTTTCCGTGACTCATCGACCTTATCAATAAGCATTTGTTCTGCTTCTGATTGAGGTTTGCCAGTAATCATGGATAGTAGGCGCATAGCCATTGTATGCGCGTTTGTGTCGGCACTAACATACAGCGTGGGTACTTTTGTACGCAACGCTATCGCAAGGGCAAGTGTTGATTTACCAGCACCAGGGGTGCCAGCAATCATAGACACTTCTGCCCTGCGAAAGATTATCTTATTGCTATCAAGAGTTCGAAACACCGAAGGCAGTGGTTCACCACCGATGTCCGCGCTACCAACAGCACGGGCAAGGGTTCTCATCGACTAAAATGTACTCCATTCAGGCTCATTCCTGCGAAGGAATATTGGGTCACACTGGTCAGGAGTTCCCTTTGGAGTTGAGCACATAAAAGCTTTCCAAGGACCCTTAGCACTAGAACCTTCTCTCTTGACCATTGGACCGTGCTGACAAGCACGACCAGTTGGTGCGGTGCTAGGTGTTGTTGTCTGTGGGACAACACTTGCTGGAATAGAAGCAGTTACGTTATTAATTGCTTGTTGTATCGTAACAGGTGCTCCCTCAATAGAGGTAGCCATTGTGGTAATTGTTCCCTCGGCTCCATCAACACCGAGTACTTCAACTAGATTTCTCCTGAAATCGGAAAACGTATCCGCTCCGATTACAAAGATTCTTCCGTCGTTTAATTTGCTACTGACTTGGAACAGTGCTCCAGCCATTATTCGTATCCTTTCGATTTAGTCCCATTCATCCATTTGCAGTATGATAGCACACCGCAACGGCCACAGGAGTTCATATTGGGTAAGAACGTTTCTGTCTTGCGTAGTTTATCAAAGCCAAGCAGGATATCCTCGACTCGTTCAGGCTGTAAATGATTTAAGTCCCACATAGAGATACTACCAGTACGTGCATCCCAGAAACCTGCCTTGTCGACAGTAATACCCTCTTTAGCAAGAGCCCATGCGTAGACCGCTAACTGAAGAGGATGTCTCTGAGATGACGCACCAGTTTTGATATCGACGAGCACCCTTTTCCCGTCGTAATCAGTCAGCACACGATCAATGGCTAATTTGACCGTAGTGCCCTCTATAGAAATTTCGTATTGTTTCTCAATAAAATCTTCGTAAACAGACCAGCCACGGTCAGGGTGCATGAACTTTGCCCAGCGGTCTAGCATCCACAAGCCTTCGCCATACCACCAAGAGATATCTTCACGACCACGGAACTCCCAGGAGTTCATATCACCATGGAGTTCTTCGTCTTCTTTAATCTGATTGAACCATACATCGTTCCATAGTTCATCATTGTTGTTGGATTTACCAAAGTCTAACTTATCATAAAGTTCTGTAGCTTTATGGACAGCAGACCCACCCGTGAACCAGACTGCATATTTCTCGGGTACGTCATGTAATTTAGTTAATTTGTACTTCCAACCACACTCTAACCAAGTGTTGAAAGAAGAATAGGATATATGTTTAGGTAATTCGCTCATTCCTCAAGGCTATCACACTCACATCCATCCTCGCAACTCAAATCACATTCTTCCCAGCCCAGCCACTCCCCTTGAAATGAATCGGGTTCGCCGAAAATACTTTGAATAAAACGTTGCCACAATGAACGCATTTTATCTCCTGAACATTCTCAAATGGAATTGTTAACTCTTGAATAGTATCACATGATCTACATTCGTAATCGTATGTTGGCATAAACCTCCTAATGCCTGAACCCCAGAATCAAAGAAATGCCCCCCTACCCCCCATAAAATTATGGTGAGTAAAGGAGGCTAGGTTAGGCTCTTGCCGTCACCCCGTCATCTGAAGTTTCTGCCCCACGGTTTCCCGTGAAACAATAATAACAGATAAAGCCAGCCTCCGTATATACAAAAAAGACCCCCATCCTATGGGATTACCACAAGTAGGGGGTCAAAGTGTCTAAAAACGCCCTTAGAAGGCGTTTAAGGGGCTATTCAGCGCCTCTGCCGAACTCTTTGGCAGATGGGTCAAGCCATTTAAGGACAGGTCCGAGGAAACCAGCGAGTGCTGCTGTTCCTAGCACCTTAAGGTTAGTTTCTCCAGCGAGGTAAAGTGCGACTGCAGCAGATGCTGCGGCACGAAACCAAGTCAGAGCTACTTGTTTGAATTGTTCCATTAGATTGCCTTTCGTTTGGTTTTATGAACAGGACAGCAGGTACAGACAGTCCTTGTGGTAGATACTACCACTTTTTTCTTAGGTTGGGGTTGCAAAGAAGCTAATATCTGATTCAAGACTTTAGGCTGGTTTATCCACCAGAACCAAGGGCTAGTGTCATTAGACTTATCAGCATTGATAGAAATATGAAGGTGTTTAGTGTGAGGGTTACTGCCACTGTAAGGGCGATTGCCAGACTTAGCCCTATCACGGGACCAGATTTTCTTATTAAAGATGAGATAAGAGACCCGTTCATCCTCTTTAAGTTTCTCAAAGATAACAGCACAGTCTACTCCCCCATCAAGGTCGTGGGTCAAATCTACTGCTAGCCCAGTATTGTGGTCCGAATTCGGGCTGGCTTTCCGATGCGCTGACGAAGGCAACAACCCGTCTGACAGTTTCTTGCGCTTTGGATACAACGCTGTCGCTTGACGGAGCACAGCAATAGCAGCAGGTGACGCTGCTTTGGCTACAGTTCTCACTCATTTCCTCAATGCTTCTTTGACTAAATCAGTCAGTAGTTGTACTTTTTCTTCTAGTGAATCAACTTTATCCTTAAGACTTGAGCCACCATTGGGGCGCAGTTCGTAAAGGTAATGCTTGACCATCCAGCGCACAGCGCCAGCAAATCCAGCAATTAAGGTAAATATGGCTACGGCTAAGCCAGCCCAGTCAGCAGGGGTCATCATACAGTCCTTACGGTCATAGTAAGCATTCCTCCATAGCCAGTAAAGCCTCTATCTGGTGGAGTCATGCGAGTGAATGTGATTTGTTCTATAGCAACCTGGCGAGATTCGCCAGTTGTTAAGTCTTGCCAAGTAACAATGTCTCCATTTTCTTCGATGGCTTCTAAAGCATTAATTCTATCAAGCGCTCTGCCTTCGTAACCTATCATAACATTGTACTTGTCTGTCTCCACATCAAAGCAATAGACAGGAAATCTTATTATTCTTTGTCTCGGTGTAGCAAAAGTAGCCTTTGCCTGATAGCCCTTGAACACAGGAGACAGAGTACTATCTGTTGCATCTCTGGTCAAGGTAAATTTGTAGGCTAAAAATTCTTGTGCTCCTGCTGGCTGAGTAGTTGCTACCTCTACCGATGGGACTGCTGAGTCGTATGTGACTACGTCATATTCTGTTCCGTCTGCATCTACTGTATTAAGGGTGACAGAGCCTTTGGTAAAATCTCCACGACCTATCAAGCGTTTGTAATTCTTTGGCTCCAGCATGTTGTATCTGATAAAGCCTGTCTGTAGATAGCCACTTGTTACTCTGGTTCCGTCTTTCTCTAGCCAGATACCATCACTTGCCACTGCTAAAGCAACTCTGTCGCTGTCACCTAAGAAGGCTATACTCATGGCGCTAGATGTAGCACCTGCTGCTACTAAGTCTGATGCGAATGCAAACTGCAATGTACCTAAATCAAATGATAAATCTATCCGATATGCCCCTGCCTCACCATCAACAAGACCTGATATATAAGCAAACCTATCCCTGAATGCTACGCCTTTGAAGTTACCTTCTATAATTATCGGACCATACTTAATACTGCCATCATCTTGGATTGCTGCGACTCGGACACCTTTAGTTGTACAGATAACCATATAGGTACCAAGGTATACATCTATGGCATTGACTATCTCGGTTACGGGAAACTGTGATATCTCAGTAGGTGTAGCAAGATTAGGAAAACCTAGAGCAGTTGTCCCTGTGGTCAAACCAATCTTAAATATAGAATTC